TTAATTGAACGCCAGGCTAAATCTTTAAAGGATGCAAACTTTGTTTGTCATAGAGTACCTACATCTCGTAGTGCATTACTTGAAATGGGATTTGATTATGATAAAGTTTATAACTTACCTGTTGAAAATAAAGAGAGATACAATGAAGAACGTAGTACACGATTTAGAAATTTAGATGATGACTATGATAGATCTGTTGGAGACGCTTCAACTGAAGAAGTTATTGTTTATGAATCTTACATTCGCATGGATACTGATGGTGATGGTATCGCAGAGCTTCGAAAGATTACCAGTGCAGGTGATGGTGGTTACACTATCCTCGATAATGTTCCTGTTGATTCTCATCCATTCTGTTCGCTAACACCTATTATTGTACCACACAGATTTTATGGTAGATCAGTATCAGAGCTGGTAGAAGATATTCAGTTAATTAAATCTACTGTTATGAGACAAGTACTAGACAATATGTACTTAACAAATAATAACAGAGTTGCAGTTATGGATGGTCAAGTTAATCTTGATGATCTATTAACTAACCGACCAGGCGGAATAGTTAGAACTAAATCTGCACCTAGTCAGGTTATGATGCCATTGCAAAACCAAGCATTAACACAACAAGCATTTCCATTACTACAATATTTAGATACCATTAAAGAAGAAAGAAGTGGTATTACAAAATACAATCAAGGCATGGATACTGATACATTAAATAAAACTGCATCAGGTATAAACACAATCTTATCACAATCACAAATGAGACTAGAATTAATTGCTAGAGTATTTGCTGAGACTGGTGTTAAAGATATGTTTAAAAAGATATTTGAATTAGTTGTTAAGTATCAAGACAAAGAACGTATTGTTAAAATTAAAAATAACTTTATTCCTATGAACCCTATGGAATGGAGAGATCGTTGTAATGTAACTATCCATGTTGGATTAGGTACAGGATCTAGAGATCAACAATTACAAATATTAAATTCTATTCTTGGTAGACAACTAGAAGCTATTAAACTGCAAGGATCACCACAAGGTCCAGTTGTAAATCTAAATAATATTTATAATACATTATCTCGTATCATTGAGAACGCAGGTTTAAAAGATGTTGCATCTTACTTTACTGATCCTAAACTTGGTCAGCAAATGATGCAGCCTAAACCTAAACAGCCTTCAGAGTTTGAGAAAGTATCACAGATACAGACACAACAAAAGGCTGCTGAAGCTCAAATGAACTATGAAAATAGAATGAGAGAGATGGAACTTAAGTATCAGAAAATGATATTAGAGTTTGAAACAAAAGCTAAAGAGCTTGAACTTAAGTATCAAGCAGACATAGATGAGAAAGCAATAAGACGAGAAGCATTGGATATGAAAGGTATTTCTGATACCAATAAACAAATGCTTGACGCAGCTAGCAAACAACTGCTACAACCTGAAGAACCACAAGTACGTGAAACAACAATAGCAATAGATGTCGGATCTCCAGATAGAAGCGAATAGAGGCACAAGAGCCAAAGCAATATTAGAAGATGAGCTTTTCCAAGAAGCATTAGAGACTCTTAGAAAATCTTATACTGAAGCAATATTTCAAACAGGACCAAATGATGAATTGGCAAGGACAAAGATCTACCTAGCCTATCAGATTTTAGGAAAGTTTGGAGACCATTTCCGTACTGTTATGGAAACAGGTCAACTTGCAAGTAAACAATTAGAAGAACTTCGCAAGAAAAAATAGCACCACCCATTATGGAGTGCTTATATAACACCAACCACAGAGGAGTGTAACCATGGCATTAAAAGATGCACACTTAGGACCAAAAGCTATGGCAGTTAATAAAGCTGCTGAAGCTATTAAAGGTCTTATGCAAAAGAATAACGATCAAGAACCAGAACCTATTGAAGAAGCTGCACCTGAAGCGGAAGCTCAGCCAGCAGAAGTTCCAGTAGAGGAAGTAATTGAACAACCTTCTGAAGAAGCATTGCTTACAGAAGAAGTAACTGAAGAAGTTACAGATGAAGCTGAACAAGATATTAATGAAAGTTCACAGGAGCAACCAGCTTATACTGTCAAAGTTGATGGTAGTGAAATGGATGTCACCCTAGATGAACTACTTCGAGGGTATCAGAGAGAAGCTGATTACACACGCAAAACGTCAGAACTATCTTTAGAGAAATCAAAGGTCAATGACATGATGCAACAATCTCAATCTGAGATTAATCAAAAATTGTCTAAACTAACTGAGCTGACTACAATGGCTCAACAGGAATTACAAAACGAATATAGTAATATAGACTTCGAAAGACTTTATGAGGATGATCCTACAGAAGCAGCTCGCCTTGAACACAAGATGAGAAAGCGTTCTGAGAATCTACAGAAAATTCAAGAGGAAACTAAAGCTAACCAGATGCATGAATTTACTAAGTATGTTCAAGAGCAACAAACAAAGTTATCTACAATGGTTCCAGAATTTAATGATCCAGCTAAAGCAACTAAAATGAAATCTGATATGAGAACCTACCTAACTAAGTTAGGATATGGGGATCAAGAGATCAATAGTATTTATGATGCAAGACAAGTCTTGTTGATTAAAGATGCTATGACATATGATAGACTTAAAAAATCAAATGTTAAAGTTACTAAGAAAGTTGCCCAAGCTCCTAGAGTTGTAAGACCTGGTGTTGCTAAAACTAAAGCAGATGAGTTATCAAGGACAAGAAAAGATAAACTAAATCGTCTGAAAAAGTCTGGGCATTACAAAGATGCTGCTAAGATTTTTAAAGACTTTCTTTAATTAATAAGGAGGCCTTATGGCACAACCAACAAACTTGTACGATACGTACGATACAAAAGGTATTAGAGAAGATTTAGTAGATGTAATTTATAATATATCTCCTGAAGATACTCCAATCCTTTCTGCTATCCCTAGAGCGGTAGCAACATCTACATCACACGAATGGCAAACAGACGCACTTGCTGATCCTGCTGCTAACGCTGTGATTGAAGGTGATGACGCAACAATAGATGCTATGTCAGCAACTGTAAGAGTTAAGAACTATACGCAAATTCAAGACAAAGTAATTGCAGTTTCTGGTACTCAATCATCTGTTGATGCTGCAGGTAGAGCTGATGAAATGGCTTACCAAATGGCTAAAAAATCTAAAGAACTTAAAAAAGATATGGAATTCGCATTAGTCGAAGAAAACATTTCTGTTGTAGGTTCTGCAACTGCTGCTAGAGAAATCGGTTCTCTATCAACATGGATTAAAACCAATGGTGATGCTGGTTCAACTGGTGCTTTATCTACTGGCTTTAATGCTTCAACTGGCTTAACTGCTGCTCCAACTTCTGGAACAGACAGAGACCTTACTGAAGCTATATTAAAGACTGTTATCAAAGAAGTATATTCTTCTGGTGGCGATCTTGATATGCTGGTAGTTCCACCATCAGTAAAACAAGTAATCTCTGGATTCAATGCAAACACAACTAGATTTGGCCCAGCTGAATCAAGAACTGAATTTGCTGCGATTGATGTTTACGCATCAGATTTCGGTGATTTACAAGTTGTACCAAACAGAGTTATGGCAACAAGTAACGGAAAAGAATGTTTCTTAATACAGTCTGATATGTTAGGTGCTGCCTACCTAAGAGATTTCCAAGTGAATGACCTTGCTAAGACAGGTGATTCGGAGAAAAAACAACTCTTAGTTGAATGGACACTTGAAGTTAGAAATGAAGCCGCACACGGTATCATTTTGGACATCAACCAATAATACTAATTAGGTGGGGGAGCTTAGGCTCCCCTCCTTTTATTTAAGGAAAACATATGAAAGCTCCAACAACATTTAAACCAGGTGCTACACAAACTGTAGCTGTAGGTTCTTCATCCGCTGCATCTAATGCAGTTGATGCACAAACAAGAGATATTAGAATAGTTAGTAGTGTAGATGCTTATGTAGCAATATCTTCTGCACCCACCGCTAGTTCAGCATCATTTATTTTACCAGCATTTACTGTTGAATATTTTAGATGTGCAGGTTCTGATAAAGTAGCATTTATAAGAGTAGGTTCTACAACTGGAACTGCAAGAGTAACAGAACTTAGTCAATAATGAGACCACCATTTGTATCATTAAGAAGTCAGGATAGATACCGTAATCGTAGGACAGATGTACCTAATGATGCTTTGAATCTAGAAGATTTAACATACCTATTATTAGAAACAGGTGATAACATTATACGTGAAGATGGTGTAGGTGTTGCATATCAAACAGCTCCTGCTATTCAGAATTAATGAAGAAAGCAAAGGCTTATCAAGAACACACAGCAGGCGTTAAGAAAAGAACTTCTATAGGTCATAGTGTTAGATCAAGACCTAAGAATAAACATAAAAGAAGAAGTTTTAAAAAGTACATTGGTCAAGGCAAATGACATTTGAAGAACTTGTACAATTATTAAAAGAGAAAGAAAAACTTTCTAAACCTAAAAAGAAAAAGAGCATAGCTCTAAACAACAAACCAAGAACAAACAAAGAACAAAAGTATTTAGAAAGAGGATTAAAAATGGCTGATAGTAAGATTAGTGCATTGACAGCATTGGAAAGTAATGCATCAGATGATGTATTAGCTATAGTAGATACAAGTGCAACTGCCACTAAAAAAGTAACTTTAGAAAATATATTTAAAGGAATACCTGTAAGCATAGGTGTTAACGAAAGCACACCACTTGCAAAATTACACGTAGTAAGAGATGCGGTAAATCATTCAACACAAAGTTCACTAGCACCAATATATGTTGAAGATGATACAAGACCAGGCATTTTTATTTCAGGTAATTTAAACAACATAGGTATTATACAATTTGGTGATAACTCAGCTATTAACTCAGGTGAGATTTTTTATGATCATAGTGCTGATAAATTTAGTCTAAGATGTGCAGGTACTGTACAAGCAACTTTAGCTGATGGTGTATTTGCACCAGAAACAGATTCAGATGTAGACTTAGGTACTTCCTCTTTGTATTTTAAAGATGCATTTATTGATTCAATTACAACTACTGGTGCTATTAATGGCTTTGCTAAAAGATGGACTGCATATACTGCAAACTTTACAGCAGTAGCTGGAGACAGAATACTTGCAGACACTTCAGGTGGAGCATTTACAGTAAC